GTGATAGTTTCATTATTATCAAAGAAGTTACCATCTGCAGAATCATTATTGAAGAATGTAAAGAAATGATCAGGATAAACAGTTTCATCAGAAAGTGAACCCTGTAAAATTACAGGATAATCAAACGGTGATAATGTATCAATTAACAATTGCTTTACATCAGTCATGTTTTAACCTTCCTTAATCCAAATACTTTTTCATCACATCTTCTTGTATCTTCTTTATTTGATTCTTTGTTCTGATACCACGTATAGCATTATATACCTTAGCATCTTTCTGATAACCTCTGTTAAATTTTCCATGTGCAGGTACACCATACATTACAAACAGTGAATGTATAAAGCCTTTTTTATCCTTCTTATGTGAGAAACCAACACCAACTGTAGCTGTGTTACCTTCCCATTCAATTTTAGGATCAGTGATAATAGCATTAACTAAATTACCTTCAGCATATCCTTTTCTACCACCTGAAGAATACACTTCAGAAGCACTTTCAACTTGTTGTTGAATATACTTCTGTGTTTCTTCTAAAGCTTCTGTAACTGCAGGTTTTAATTCTTTACCCTGTTTATCAAGTTCTGCTGCAAGCTTTTCAAAACCATCAAATGTAATTGACATTTTCACGGTTTACCACCTACTTTACGTACCTTGAATTGTAAATATTGATTTCTCATTTCAATATTTTCAGGATCACTAATAATTTCATATATTTGTTCATTATTACAAATATATAATCTGCAATCTGCAGTTATATCAGGTCTGTACCAAGTATCAATAGTAGCTGTATTTATCAGCGTGTATATACCATCCTGTACATTCTCTACACCACCAAATGTTCTGAATGATCCATATATCAGATCACTTTCATTAGGTGGTGTATACGCCTTTTTAACCGCACCCTGTACACGTTCTGATGTTGGTTTTAATAACTTCATTGGTACATTGAATGGTGCAGATGGTTTAAATGATCTAGCCATTTGAACCACCTGCTTTCAATGCTAACTGTGTTGCACGGATCATGAAATAGCTTGAAAGTTTACCTTCACCTGCACCATAATTCCATAAATCAGCAACACCACGTGCAATGATACCAACTGTAATATTTGCTTCAGGTACACCTGCATCAATCAGAAAAGCAGTAACTTCATTTATGTATTCCTGAAGCGTGTTATCCTGATAATTACCAGTTATACCAAGTGCATTTTTTACATTAGCAATATTTATCATTGCACTACCACCTTTCAATCAGAAACCAACTTTAGTAATTGTAATTGTTCCTGATCCAAGAACCGCTTTATAAAGTGATCTTCCATCAGGTTCAACTTCAACATCATTATCAGCAATTGTTGCAGCTGCACCATTTACTGTGAACCCTGCATAGCTGTATGCAGGTACAAAATAAATTGTTGCAGATGATACACCACTTGCAATATCAATTGTCTGTACAGGTTCATCACAAATAAGCGGTGTTGCAGCAGCTGTGATTTCAAAATCACCTTCAACTGTACCAGAAGATACTTTTGCAAGTGATCCATTTGCGCTTGCATTCTGCATCAGGATCAAACCATACATACTGATCAGATCAACCGTTGTAATCGGAACAATTCTATTTGCGTTAATCATAATTTTTCACCTCTAATTTTTTAAGTTTAACCATTACTAACAACTGCTTCATCATCACCAATAGCCCATTTACCATTAACAACTTTCAGTACCTTACCGTTATTAGTTGCAGTAACTGCAGGAAGTTCAGCAGTTTTACCACTTGTAATAAGTGCTGTAATAGCATTGATCATATCAGGAATGATAACGATATCTGCAACATCAGCTGCAGTACCACCAAGTGCAACATAAAGTGCTTTAAGTGCATCAATAGTTGTATCCATGATCACACCACCTTAATTTGCTTTCTTCTTGATCAGATAAATACCCATAGGATTAAGTACCTTACCATCAACAACTGTAAGCATCTTATTTACCCATTCATTACGTTCTTCATCAAACCATCTACGCATACCAAACTGATAATTAGTGTTAATTGCATATTCTTCAGGCTGCCAGAAGATACCAACTACATCACCTGCAGATGCAGAATCAAAATCAGGGATAATATCAGGTTCAACCAGTGTAATTCTTCTACCAAAGAATCTGCCGTTAGGATCAGTAGCATCACCATCATTTACTTCAAGTCCTGTAGCCTGTCTGAAGATAGGATTGTTGTTTGCATCAGCCATTGTTTCAAGATATTCATCAACTGTTGCAAGCGGGAAAATAAATTCACCTGCACGGTATCCAAGCGGAAGTTTTGCAAAAAATTTCTTTCTCCATGCAGTCCAATTATTGAATTCTGCAGCAGTCATTTCAACTACATTACCTGTTGCAATTACACGTGGATCATTCAGAATACCAAGCATCTGACCTTTACCAGTACCGTTAATAATGCCGTTATCCATTGCCTGAAGATAAGCAATTACCATAATACGGACAATTTCACGTTCAAAGATATCAAGGGAAACAATCTGTGAAAGCAGCGTCTGTGAAACTCTGATTTCTGCCATGTTATATTCAAACATAACAAATTCATTGATTGTACCACCATCTTCACGTGGTGCAACTGTACTTTCATTGATCCATTTAAATGTAGCCTGAAGGCGTGCAATAGGTACTTTAACTGCACCCTGAATGTTCAGGTGTCTTACTCTGTTATAAAGCTGACCATATCTAACACGTACTTCATTGATAAATTCATTAAGTGTAGTTGTAGGAATAGTAGCACCAATTGAATCAGTATTTGTAGGCATTCCATCACGCTGTACCAGATTAGCAGGAATAGGTTCACCAGTCTGTGCATAGCGCATGAATGCACGCCTGTATTCAAGCGTACCAAACGGATCAACATTTTCACGTGTCTGTACCGCTGTATTCTGTGTAAACGTACCGTTTACATTACCATTAACAAGTGTTGCATTTGCAGGTACTGCTGCACGTGTTTCAGCTTCAGGTGCTGCTGCACGCTGTTCTTCAGCAATAATTTCATCAAGTTCAGCCTGTGTTTCAGCAATTTCTGCATTTACATCTGCAACCTGTTCTGTAAGGCTTCTGATTTCAGCTACATCATTACTAGCATTAGCACGCTGTGTAAGCGTGTTAAGCTTTGCCTGAAGACGCTGCAATCTCTTTTCAAGAATTGATTTACGCATTTTTGCATCCTCCTAAATTTACCATAAAGTTAAATTTTGCTTTCGCAAGTTCAATATCACTTTCACTGTTATTATCCAATAACTGCTTCTGTGACCGCTTCACACTTTCCAGTGCTAACTTTGCATTATCCAATGCTTCTTTATTTCTAACGCTGATTTCTGTAGCTTCATAAGCAGGAAATGTTACCGCTGAAACTTCAACCACGTTTGAAATACGTTTTATATGTCTTGTTGGATGATCTGAATCTAATTCAGTCCATTCTTCATCATCAATGACATACCAGAAATATCACCACGTTCAATTGCACTGTATAAATTACGTGCTTCAGTATTGTTTTCAATATCAAGATTAACTCTAATAGCCATACCTTCAAGATCAGGTGTTAAATGCATGGTACTGTTACCATTATTGTTACGTGATCTTGCAAGCGGTATTTTACTGATATCATGGTTTACAAGAAAGCGTACATCACGCAAATCTGCACCATCTAATGCACCAGATTCAATTACTTCATCAAAATAACCAAGATCAGTTTTGCTGTTATATACAATAGGTCTACCTGTGATAACACCAACATTATCATCATTTAAAGCTGTTCTGATATCAAAGCTGTATGATCTTTGTTCTAACTCTTTATTTGGCATGTTATCACCTCTTAACTAAATGAAATACTTTCAACATAATCACCAAGAATAGGAATGATCACACCAACATTCCATTCATAACCAAGATCAATATTTACTGTCTGATCTGATACGGTACATGTTACTGTGTATGTATAACCTGCTAAATTAACTGCTGTTCCTGTTCCTGATACAACTTTTACATAAATAATACCCATCTGTGTAAGTATCAAATAAGCATTGTAATTTGCACGTGATTCAGATGAATGTTTAATTGATATATTCTGTTTGTTTAATATCTGATAATCAATCTGTACTTCACCTTTATTACCGCTTCCACCAAGTTTCTGAAGCAGCGCAAGAAGTAATACTTCAATTCTGCTTTCTGGTGCAAGAAGATCATTATCTTCACCAAGCATGTTCTGAAGAATAGCTTCATTCCTGCTTTCAGGTGCTTCAAATGTTGTTGCCATGCTTATACCTCTTCTTTTTGTTCATCCACAACATCAATATTAACTTTACCTGCTTGATACTGATTAGCCATATCTGCATCAACCCAATTCAATGACATATACCGCTTGTTTTCAAGTTCAGGTAATGGTACTAAACCAAACATAGTACGCTTTTCATTTTCAAATATTGCACCTGTAGGTGCTAACAGGTTTACCAATTCAAGTTTCTGTGTTGTTGTCATGAAAATTAAATCTTTAGGATAAAATTTAATTTCATTTCCAAATGCACGTTCCCTACTGGTGAAAACTTTTTTGGTAAACGCCTGTGACATTGCAGCAACTAATGGTTCAAGCGTTTTCTGATAAAATGCTTCATATTCTTCTTTAGTATAATCACCAGTAAGAATTGATAACGGTACACCCCAATTACGCAAGATTTTTTCATCAATGAATTTCAATGTAGCTTCATCAACCAACTGTATATTTCTTGGTAATGCAGTAAAATCTGCTTTCAGATCAAGCGGTAAAATACCACTGAAACTATTTTGTAAATTCTTTTCAAATTCTTTTATAGCTGCTTCTGTACTGCCGTTATCAAGCATAGTGTTATACTTCACAATACCGTTTACTGCATAAGAAGCATTCATTGCTTTAGCAATACCTTTCAGCAGCGTATCATTCAATTCAAGCGTACCAAGTAACGGTTTATGATCAGGTTGACCTAATTCATTACCACCCATGTATTCATTGATTGAATAGTTGTATCTGATATGTATTACATCATCATATGGTATGGTAGTTGTTTTACCATCCCAAAACCAAAACTTTACAAACAATCTACCTGAAGCATCTTCTATAAAATCAACCTGTGTAGGATTGATAGGATAAAATGAATCATAGTATCTTCTTTCAACACCTGTTTTTTCATCAACCCATGTGTAATAAGTAGGTATGATAAATGCGTTATAATTCATCAGAAGTAACCAGATTGTTTTTTCAAGAAACTCTGATGTTGTCATTAACTGATTAGGTGAATTCAATACATCCTGTACATTACTTCTTACTGGTACA